ATGATGGGTATTCAATATTAAACCCATTAGCAATCGTTGCTACTGGATCATATGGAACAAGACATATCGGATTGCTTCACCCTTCTCAAGTAATAAGTGAAGGAGTACCTACATTTTACAACGGTACAGATTCATTATTTCACAAATCAGCATTAGGAGCAAATGTATCAGGATCATTTGTATTTAATCTTTCAGGATCATATCAAGTTAACACTGATGCTAGTACAGGATTTCCAAATGTTCCAACTCAAGCCAATGCAAATTATAGTGCGTCTTTACATTTAACAAATGCAAATTATTTGTCTAAAGTATTTTCTTTAGCTCCTCAAGTATCTAACAATGCTGCATATTTGTATACGTTTTTCCCACAAGTAGCATCAGCATCATTAGCAGCTGATGGTGCTACAAGAATTATTTTACAAACAGGCTCAGCAGCATTAGATTTTCAAGATTCATATAAAGAAGCTTCAACTCCATGGATTATTTCACAAACTGTAAATAATACCAATGAGCAGTTGTTTAAATTTCATACTATAAGCACAGGTGTTAATAGCAACTATGAAATTAAAGTAGCTATTACAAACATCAAACCAGCAGGTTCAGTTGCAGGTTCTGAATACGGAGCTTTCAATGTTGTAATTAGAGCAGTAGACCAAACCAAATTAACTCAATTAGGTTCTCCATTTGCTACTCAAGATTCAGATGTTAGACCAAATATTTTAGAATCATATGACAATGTTAATTTAGACCCAAATTCTCCTAGATATGTAGCTAGAATAATTGGAGATAGATACAAAACATTTTCTAATGGTAAAGTAATTATCAATGGAGATTACTCAAATAAATCTAAGTATGTATATGTTGAAGTTGAATCAACTGTTGCAGTTGGGTCTATTTCAAATCAATTAGTGCCATTTGGATTTGCAGCATTGACATCACCATTATCAACCGTATTTACTCAACCAGCATCTGCTTCACTTGTATCTGCACAGCGAATAAATGGAATTTTCAATAGACGTAAGCATTTTGGATTTGATTTTGATTTTGCCTCAACTGACAATGCAAATTATTTAAAACCAGTACCAAAAACTGCAGCAACAGCAGGTAACAATGCTAAATTTTTATTATCTAATTTCACTCAAGATTCAAGCTATGCATATACAGGATCTATTGATTTAGTTAATGCTTCTTCAGATTCTCGTAAATTCATTGTACCTTTTCAAGGAGGGGCAGACGGTATTCAACCAAACCGTAGAATATTGGTAGGAGCTAATATTGTAGCAGGTAATACTCAAGGATATGATTTAAGTACTAATACATCAAAAGATTATTCAGTATATACCAATGCAATTGACTCAGTATCTAATCCAGATGAATTAGATATTAATATGTTGGTACTTCCAGGCGTAACTCAAGAATCTCACTCTGCTATTATTGATTATGCAGCTAATATGTGTTTAGATAGAGCAGATACATTTTTTGTATTTGATTGTGTTGGATTAACATCAGGTATTGATGCCGCAGTATCGTCAATTGAAGCTATTGATAACAATTATGCAGCAACTTATTTTCCATGGGTAAAAATTATGGATAATGGAATTAACAAACCAGTTTGGGTTCCACCTTCCGTAGTAATTCCAGGAGTTCTTTCATTCAATGATAAAGTAGCAGCTGAATGGTATGCTCCTGCAGGATTGAATAGAGGAGGTTTAACTTCAGTGTTAGACGCTTATTCTAGATTAACTCATGCAGAAAGAGATACTCTTTATGAAGGAAGAATTAATCCAATTGCAACTTTCCCTGCTCAAGGTGTATGTGTATGGGGTCAAAAGACTCTTCAAGCTAAACCATCAGCATTAGATAGAATCAATGTAAGAAGAATGTTAATTGCAGTTAAGAAATTTATTGCATCTGCAACAAAGTATTTGGTATTTGAAAACAATACAGCAGCAACTCGTAACAGATTCTTAAATATTTGTAATCCGTATTTGGAATCAGTTCAGTCTCGTCAAGGACTTTATGGTTTCAAAGTTGTAATGGATGAAACAAATAATACTCCAGACATCATTGATAGAAATATTATGTATGGTCAAATTTATTTACAACCTGCGAAAACCGCAGAGTTTATTATAATTGACTTTAACATTTTACCTACCGGTGCTGCCTTCCCAG